CCTTGCTAGCCTGCGGTTACGTTCCTGGTCCTTAAGGTCTAGGTTCGCTATGCGATGAAGACGGGTCTTTATATAATCGCCGATTCCTTTCTGGGCAAGCCCATTGAGGATAGGTTCGACGACGATAGGCCTCTTTGTCTTCACGCTTTTCGGGACGAATGTTAGCTTGCCATGGCCCACCTGAACCTCCACCAAATAACGCGTGACTTCGGGGTCCGTTAGATCTAACGGCTCGTAGTGCACGTGCATGGTGCTATGGTGTTCGGCAAGATTAGGGAACTCTGCTAGGAATTCACCTACGCATGGGAGCATATCTTCGCTGCACATCGGTCTTGCAGAAAGCTTCGCCTGCGCGTTAGCTACTGCACTTTTGACATTAGTCGTGGCCCCTGGCCCAAAGGAGAACTTAAGTACATCGAGCGACGGCACCTCACCTAGGATAGCACTAATTTTACGTGCGGCGTAGTGGGATACTACACTGACGCGTCCTTTCGGACGAGTGTTTTCCAGGCGAAGATTCGTTACCCGACATCGTCCTTCAGCATTCGTGAAGTTTGCCTCAGCGACCTGCTCCATATTGGCGCCGTACCCGAACCAGTCCTGTTCTTGTTTAGAGAACAAGGCCTGGATCTGTCGGGCGCCTCGTAGATCGTCTACTGAGAAATCCTTCATATAGTCGAACTTGAAATCGACTAGGTCTTTAAAACGCTTACGAGCGACTAGCTCGTTAAAAGAAGCGCTAAGAGGACCTCTTGTTGCTAGGGCTTGGGAGACCTCTTCAACGAACCGAAATTGGTCCGCTGAACTCCTGTGCTGTAACCAATCCATATCTACTCCTTATATAGACATTTGTTCCGGCATTATGCCGGTGATAGTTTCGTAAACCGACTAGTTCGGGATTACGAGGCTGGTAAAGAACTGAGGGCCGGGCAGGGTGGACGACTTGAAGCCGTCCGCTGCCGTAGCCTGGTTCAACACACCAGTCGCAGTAGTGCTAGAAGCACCCTGCGCTATACCAATAGCCATCTTGATGGCATTCGCACGATCAGCGATCGTCGATCTGGCGTCAGCGAACATCGTAAAGATGACCGTATTGACGTAGGCGACTTTCGGTGGTGCGACATACCCGGCGGATGTTCCAGAAGCTCCGAGTGTCTCCATTACGGGGACCTCCAACTTCAACGTCTGCTTGTAAGCACCGCTTTTAACCTTTTCACTGGACAGATACAGTCGGGGTTGGCCTTCGAGAGGCACCCCAGCGATCGTCCCACGCCAGAATGGAATGGGAGTGTCAGTGATTGGGATGAGCGTCTGCTCAACTACAGGGTTTGCATCGTCCTTCACCAGGACGTTTGCTTGTGCTGCCATGTGGCATTTACTCCGAGGTTAATAGAAGAAATAAAAGACTGCTAGCAGAATTACTAACAGTCAGCGTCTTACAGCTTGATAAGCTAAGGCCAATGCGTTCTTAAATCGATTAGCCGGCTCCAGAGCGTCATATAAACTATTGAATGACGGTGAAGGCACGGTTAGACCGCTCGCAACATTGCGGGTGATCGTCTTTTGTTGGAACGCAACACTCGGGAGGCGTTTGAGCCTTCGATCGGGCAGCGCATCAAAAGCCGCTGTAGTCCGAATCGAGTGTATATTGACCTCGTACGTGGACGTTGTTAAGAAACGACCTTTCAGTTTTGGAATCTGATTAAGGTTGTCCAAATATGTGCCAAACGGCACAAACCAATCTACCACAAAGGAGTAGGGAGTTATCTCCCAAAGCACCGATGCTGGGTCAAGAAGACCCAACTGACGTTCAAACGAAAGTTCCTCAGTGAGTTCACAAAGGATTGTGTACTTTCTGTAATGACGCGTAGACCACTTTAGTGGTCCTACCGAGTTTTCCCCGATAGCTATCGGCGCTAAATCCTCACCCTTCGCATAGAATCGTGCCGTGCGTGGACCTTGAGAGATGCTTTCAAAGGCCTTAGCGGCCTCGTAGGCATCATCCACTGCAGGCATCCATCCATACTGGAGCTCAAGCCAACGACCAGAGATATCCGTACTTTTCAGTTTGGACGTCTTTTTCTGGACACCAAGTTGCCTCGCGGCAGTGGCAAAATCGCCACGCTTTAAGGCCATAATGGCTTTACCGAACTTGGACAACGTCGTTGCCAGCATCGAAGCAGTCTTATTCATCTCTGCAAGGTTTACAGCCATATTAAAGCTGTGCCCCTTGATTCTGCTCAGGAGTTTACTCTGAGCTTTTAAGATGACATTATTGCTTAAGGCGAAGCTACCCTCGGGCGAAAACCCGTAGGTATCAGAATAGGGTACCCAGATTGCTGGGCCCCCTGGATAATTAATCCATCGTTCGGCATCGAACGTCTGATGGCTAACGTCCCTCTGTGTGATTGTGACTTGGTAATCATTCCATTTGTCACGCTCACCTCCG